CCCGCCCATAGCAGCTTCGTTACCGCTTACTACTTTATTACCATGTTTATACATTTTTCTTTGTTTCATATTTATCTCTCTGTGTCTTAAAAGTTGGAGAGGTCAATTAAGACCTCCCCATATTGATTATTAGTCAATTGTGTAAATAGCTTTTACTAGAGCATCGTCTCTGAGTACTTTAGCACCATATACATGCAAACCTCTAACAATATCACCAAAAGAACTAGGGTCTCTAATTACTTCTGTTGAAAGAATTGTGTTAGCAGTTGCAGTAGATGAAATATGTCCACCTAAACATTGTCCTGTTGCAGTTGAAACTGAAGGAACATTGTTTGATTTATACATATCAAAACCTCTTAATTTTCCACTTGAAACTAAACCATTTCTGATTGAGCCTTGACCAGCGTTGAAGTCTACTGATAACAACTTAGAACCACTTTGTGATAGTTCTTCGTAGAAATCAGGAGAAGCAACAAACCATCTGTTTTCTTCTGGGACTGATTGGTCGTCAAGAAGTCTAGCCATTCTAGCCATAAGGTCTAGAGGGTCAACTTCAGAAGCAACACCTAAATCTACAGAAGCAGTTGTTTCACCTACTCCACCAGTACCAGCAGCAGCATCAGCACCAATTACATGGTCTGGACCTGAAGCAGAAACACCAGCAAACATTGTAGAAAGTACAGCAGCATCATATGCATCTTTTAAAGCGTAAGCTGCAGAGCTTGAAGCTACTTCTTTAAAGTTTACATGTGACATATTTGTTTCAATATCATCTACGATGAATTTGAAAGCTTTAGCACTATCAACAACCAATGATATTTCTTGGTCTGTTAATTTAGTTTGTGTAGTATCAGCACCTCTTGTGTAGTCAGACACAGAAATTACTGGTTCTTTTATAATTTTTACAGAGTCTCCATACGCAGAAATTTCACCAGCATAATCTGTATTAGTAATAGCCTCTACTACCGATGCTTTTCTAAAGAAGTTTAAAACCTTTTTAGAATAAATTGAAGGTAGGAAGAAACTATTAGTTTGTCCAGATACTCCTGAATCAAAGTTACTTGCGGTAGGACTAGACCCTTCTTGAAAATATTGAGCCATTTTATTTTTCCTTTTTAGTTAATAGTTTATTTTACGATTCTGCCTTCTTGCATAGCTTCGCTGATTTCACTTTCGTATCTATCAAACTCGTCTATACTCATAGCAGCAATCTCCTTTTCAGACCATACTTTCTTTTGCTTTGGTTCTACACTTGTTGTTTTTGTAGATACCATGTCAGCAGCAGATTGTCTAGTCTTTTTAGAAGATGACTTAACTTTTGTAGGTTCAATACCAAAATCTTTCTTAAATAAATCTAAAGCACGTGAGGCTAAATCGGCATCGTCAGCATTATTGTATATCCAATCTTGAATAGACTTAGGCTGTTCTTTTGCCCATCCATGGAAATCATCACTGTTTTTAATATCTTCAAAATCAGGATGTTTTGCCATTAATCTTTTTTCTGCATCTTGTCGTACTAACTGTTGCTCTGTCTCTTGAAGTTTACTAAGGCGTTCTTCTAGAACTTTTGCTTTAGTCTCCGATTGTAAATGTGCAACTGTTTCTACAACTTCATAGACATCAGGATATTGATTCTTAAATTCTTCAAGTTCTTCTGCAGATTTAGGAGCTTTATATTCAGTTCTATTTTTAGTAGCTTCTTCTATAAGTTCCTGTTCTCTACTTTTAAACTCATTTAATTTAGAGTCATAATGTCTTTTTAAATCATCATAGCGTTTTTTGTAATCTGGTTTCTTATAAGGAGTATCCTTTTTAGTTTCCAGTTCTTCAGTATTAACACTTCCTTCAGCTTCCACTTCAGTTATGTCGTTACTTTTATAGAGCTTATTTTGAGGCTCTTCAAAAAACAAACCATCATCTGCAGATTTAAAAGGTTTATCTTCACCTTGGTGCCAAGTTTTTTTATAATTGTAAGGATTTGGCATTTCCTCTTTTACGTTTGTAGTCATATTCTATTCTCCTACTCAGGGCTTCGTTTAACAAGGTAGCTGCAATTGTCGACTGTGCAGGGCTTGTCTTGTAAAGGTAGCCTTTCGGTTATTAAAATGATAAGGTGCCTATGACGTCTTTGGGTAGCCTTATCGCCTTTTTTAGCTTCTTACGTGTTGAACTCTTGGGTCTAACATATTTCGTGCTACTTCTTCCTCGATTAAATTATCTTCCATAGCTCCAAAAGCTGGGGAAGTTGCATCAGCAGGTTTCATAATACGAGTTTCTGTTTGAACAATCTTTTCAGGTTGGTCTTCCATTACAAGTCCACCGTATTGAGCTTGTTGTCTTCCTTCTGCTTTAGCTTCAGCTTCTTTCATCATAGCCATTAATTTATCAGCTCCGATTTCTTCTACAGCTTTTGCAGTAAAGACAAATTCTCCATCAGATAACCTAGCAGGTATACTGTCAGAGA